TCCTTCTTCACACTCTACGGAGGTAGTGCGGGTTCTGGAAAGTCAGCAGCTATCTTAGGTAGTATACTACCGATCTGCCACCATAGGGGCACACGGGCACTTATCATACGTAAAACTACAAAACAGTTATCCGGCTCGGGATCTTTATTTGATGCAGCGATTCAATTGTTTAGTAGAGTGGATCCAAAAATTAAAATTAAAACCAGAGATTTGACCATTATTTTTAGCTCTGGTGCTCAAGTTCAGTTTACATACCTTGATAAGCCTTCTGACAGGTTAAATTTACAAGGTAAAGAGTATTCTCTCATAGCTTTTGATGAATGTCAACAACTCAGTGAAGACAACGTACTGTACGCTTTATCAAGGTTGCGATCAACACTGGTTGACTACCCTTTAAGGGCAATCGCATCTTGTAACCCAGATTATGATTCTTTTTTACGCAGTTACGTAGAGTTTTGTTTGGATGAAAGAGGTATACCTAAGATACGTGAAGACGGTAAATATCCTGAGAGATATTTTTACCGAACACCTACTGGAGTTATTTGGTATAACACACTTGAAGAAGCTCAAGCTGCTCATGGTTCTGGTCAAAACTCCGGTATTAAAAGTTTTAAGTTCATACCTGCAACTGCCTATACTAACACAGTATTGTTGAAAACAAACCCAGAGTATATATCTACACTTAAAGCTTTGCCACGAGTTGAAATGGAACGTTTGTTACTTGGTTCTTGGTATGCCCGAGAAACTGCAAGCGGTTACTTTAAACGTGAATGGGTGACAATGGTAGATTACCCAGATATATCAACAACCAAGCGTTGTCGTGCTTGGGACTTGGCATTTACTAAACCATCTGAAGCATACCCAGATGTTGATGCAACTGCAGGTGTGTTGGTATCGAAGAACAAATCTGCTTATCTCACCGTAGAAAACGTTGTTACAATGCGTGACAGAGTTCATGAAGTTGAACGTTTAGTATTTGAAACAGCATACAATGATGGTAGAGAAACAACTATTCTCTTACCTCTAGATCCCGGTGCCACTGGTGGTGCTTATTGTAGAGATTTAGCTCGTAGGTTAGGTGAAAAGGGCTACTACGTAAAATTAATTAGACCTGAAAAATCAAAACGTCTTCGTTTTTTACCTTTTGCATCTATGGCTGAAGCCAGAGCAGTGCATGTGGTTCGTGCAGATTGGAATGATTCTTTTTTCTCTGAGCTTGAGACGATGGATTTTACAAACAAAACACACGATGACATGGCTGACGCATGTTCTGATGCCACATATTATCTAAACAGATCAATCGAGTTACCCAACTTTCAAATACCTACAGTGCCAAGCGGGTTAAACTTCGACTTCTCTTACAAAATATAAGAACAAAATAATCCACAAGGAGATTTTCAATGGCTGAATCAAAGCCCCGTAAAAGTAAAGTTAATAAGGCTTCGGTCACAGAGGATGTTTCCAGATTCCGTTTGGGTGAACTAGGCTATTCAGGTTTAAAAATTACTTCTGGTGTTGCTCAAGAAGAGATTAAAAAAGAATTAAACTTCCCAAATAGCATTATCACTTATAAACAGATGTCCTATCACTCCGTGATTGCTGCAGCACTAGCTCTATATGAGATTATGTGCAGTAAGGTCGAATGGAAAGTTGTAGAACCTTTGAATGCTACTGAAGAAGAAAAGCGTAGAACAGAAATAATTAAAGAATGCATGCATGACATGGAACATTCTTGGTTAGAGTTCATGCAGGAAGTTGTAAGTGCAAAAACCTATGGTTTTGCTGTGCATGAAAAAGTTTATCGCAGACGTTTGAAAGCCAACGGGTCTAAGTACGATGATGGTTTAATTGGTTGGAAGAAGTTAGCTCCAAGATCTCAAGATACAATTGATAAATTCTTGTTCGATAAAGATGGTCGTGAATTAATTGGTGTTAAACAAAACCTTAGTCTCGTTCAAGACGGTTATGCACGGTTTTCTACACTGACAAACGGTAAAGAAATCACTATCCCACGTACAAAATTCATGCTGTTTCGCACAGGTAAACATCGCGGTAATCCGTTTGGACGTTCTGCATTGCGTGATTGTTATTTTAGCTGGAAGTTTCTAACTCAAATCGAAGAGATTGAAGCGTCTGGTGTAGCTCGTGATTTACAGGGTATGCCTATTTTACGTATTCCCGCATCTTACATGACTTCTGATGCAACTGAGCAACAAAAGCAAATTTTTGCTTACTATCAGAATGCGATGCGCAATATTCAGAACAATCAGCAAGCCAGTGTGATCTTACCATCGGAAGTTGATCCAGATACAAAAACACCGCTGTTTGAACTAGATTTGTTGGGTACAGAAGGTAAGAAAAACTTTAATACTGAATCCATTATTAACTACCACAAAAATAATATTCTGACAGCTTTGTTTGCAGATATTTTGATCATGGGTCAGAATACTACGGGTAGTTATGCATTAGGTAATTTGAAGGCTAACTTGATGGGTGTTGCTGTTGAAGCTTTCTTACGTGAAGTTCAGGAAGTAATTAATAACGATTTGATTCGTCAGACTTACGAATTAAACGGTTGGGATACAACCAGAACTTGTAGAGTAATCTATGATGATTTCCAAGAAGAAAACCTTGAAGAATTCAGTAAGCTGATTCAACGTGTTGCTTCTGTTGGTTTGATTGAGCGTGATCGTGCAGTATTAAACAAGATCCGGGATGCAATCGGTGTAGAACAGTATCCAGCAGATATGCCAGTTCAGGATGAATTGTTGACAGGCAATACTTCAAGGTCTGGTGATGGTATGGCTACAGCAGGCGAGGGTACATCCAATAGCCCATCTGGTGAGGACACCTCTTCTAACAACTTGGAAAACGCAGCGTAAGGGTAGGTTATGTCGGATTTATATGCACAAACAGAAGTAGTATCGGACTCAGATCAAATTGCCATTCGTGACGGTAGGATGTTCAGGGCTTACTTTAAATTCACCGTAGCACCTTTAGCTACAAAACAAATTCTAATTAGAACAGCAACTGACAATCTGACAGTATTTCATGGACGATTTGTAGATGCAGTAGGTGCGAATTGCGAATTCACCGTTTATTCGCCACCAACTTTTAGTGCTCAAGGGACTGAAAACTTTAAAAAGTTTAATATGAACTCATTAAGTCCAAAAACAACCACAGCAAGATTTTGGGAAAATCCTACTATCATTACAAAAGGTAATGAAGTTGATGCAATGATTTTGTCTGGTGGTAATCAAGCTCATGTTACTTCAGGGTCTAGAGATATAATGGAATTTGAGAGAATCTTTTCTATGGGTCTTTATTTTCTTTCTGAATTTACAAATACAGATAACACAAACTCAGTATCTGTAGTTTATAAGTTAGTATGGGAAGAAGTTAATCCCGGTTAATTAATTTTTACTATTACCTATTGACTTCGCATAGTTTACATGATATAATTATTACATACAATGAATAAAGGTTCAATTATGGACAATACAACAAAGCTTGTAAAACGTCCTTCTCATGTTCCCTCAAAACAAATCGTAATTAAATCCAAAGATACAAAACTAAAGCAAGCTACGTTTGTTGTTCTTCAACCTGACGTAGTTGATGCTCATGGTGACGTTTACGATGAAAACGAGATTAGGAAAGCAAAAGAGTCTTTCAATAAAGCTTGTATGAGAGCAAATCTATTCCACATGATGGAAACAGATACTTTTGAATTTATTGAAAGTTACATTACTCCAGCAGATATGGTGGTAAATGATGAGTTTGTTTCCAAGGGTTCTTGGTTATGTACCATTCAAGCCCATGACGACAAAGTTTGGGATGCAATTGAGAGTGGTCAAATTAACGGTGTGAGCATTGGTTGCTCTGCTACAGTAGAGTACTTGGAGGAATAATATGAGTGGAAAAACTCAATCAACAAAACGCAAAGCAAAACGAAAGTTGTCAGACTTCGATTTTACTGGTGAGAATTCACATATTGCCTTAGTTGGCCCGGAAGTCGGTGGCCCTGCAAACGAAAGAACAACTTTGGTTATGAAGGCAAATAAATTTACTGATGAAGAAATTGTAAAGATGCAGCAAATCCGAGTAACTATGGAGTTGCCTGAGTTCTTACAAAAGTTCTTCCATATGTACTACGAAGACAGCTACATCCTAGCAAAACTTCTGGGTTATGAACAGCCTGAAGAGCAAGACGAAGTAGATAGTTACGAAGACTACATTGAAAGAAAACTGGAATCTTTCGAAGTTATTAAATCTCTGCACGAAGCTGAAGATATCACTTCTGTGCTGTCTGGTCTAGATGCAAACGCATACATCGGTTTGTTGAAGGATCAAGAACAACTTGAGAAAGCATTTAAAGAATCATCTGAAGCTGGTAATCCAGCCGAGGAAAAAAGCTCAACCGAAGTTAACGCTGAAGTTGGTGCTGACGTTGAAGCAGAGGCAATTGCCAAAGCTGAAAATCCTGCTCCTAAACTTGTTTTGTACAAGCGCAAGAGTGACGGAGGTTGGGAACCAACCGAAACAAAAGCTGTACTTAAAAAGAGTGCAGCGGGTGAAAACAAAGTTAACTCAGAGGAAAAAATGACTGAAAAAGTTAATGAATCAACTGTTGCTGAGTTCGAAGTAGAAGTGGTAGAGAAATCTGCTGTAGAAGCTATCGAAAAAGCAGCTAAACAAGAAAAAGAAACTCTCGAAAAAGCTTTAGCTACTCAAAAAGAAGAGTTGCAAAAAGCCCTAGAGTTGGTTCAAAAGTTTGAACAAGAGAAAAAAGAAGCAGTTACAAAAGCTCGTTTCCAGCAAGTTAAAGATGCTGTTAAAGATGAAGCTAAAGCCGAAGTTTTGTTCAAAGCTGTGAATCTGCTGGAAGACGCTGCTGAGTTTGAAGCAGTAGTTAAATCCCTAAAAGATATGACTGATCTCGCTGAAAAAGGTGAAATGTTTATTGAAAAGGGTGTGAGTGTAGAAGGTGAAGGTACAGAGGTAAAACAAGAATCCGCTGTTGCCAAAATTCTGAAAAGTCAAAATAAATAATTTTTAAAAGGAATACAAAATGACTGTTTTTGCAACAGAAGCTCGACGTTTGTCGAACGTAGTTAAGAAAGAACTGTGGCCCGAGACTGCTTACTGCCGTTTGGTTGTAACTGTAAATGAAACCACAGCTAAACAGTATGTACCCGGAACTGTATTGGGTAAAGTTACTGCAAATGGTAAGTATAAAATTGCTGTTCAAACTGCAAGTGATGGTTCACAAGTAGCTGACGCTATTGTAATGGGTGAAGTTTCAATTGCTGCAAACACCGATACTAAGGTTTTGGTTCTTATTAAAGGGCCAGCAGAAGTATCTAAGGGTGGTCTGGTATTGGATGCAAGTTATGACACTGCACCAGAGTTGGCTGCTGTTTACGCTGCTTTGGAAGCCAAAGGTATTAACGTATTGGATGCAGTTTAATACTGAAACCAAACAGATATAACATATAAAAGGATTAAATAAAAATGGCACAAGTACGTAGCTTTGAAAAACCATTTGAGCTAGTGGACTATACAGAAGAACTCATGCTGATTCCTAATCAGTGGGGTCTGGTTAACGAACTGGGTATCTTCCGTAACGAGTCTATTTCTCAACACTCAATCACTATTGAAAAAACTGACGGTACCCTTGGTTTGATCACCGATCAACCCCGTGGTGCTCGTAACAACGTAAACAAAGACGATACCCGTCAACTGTTGTCTTTCGCTGTACCTCACTTCCCATTGGATGATGCTATTAAGCCTGAAGACATCCAAGGTAAACGTGCTTATGGTCAGCCTGACGCTGCCGAAACCGAAGCTGCTGTTATTGCACGTAAGTTGGCACGTATTCGTCAGAACCACGCTGTAACTATGGAAGCTGCCCGTTGCTTCGCAATTACCAACGGTGCTATCTATGCCCCTAACGGTAGTGTTGTTGGCAACTACTATACCTCTTTTGGTGTGACCCGTAAAGACGTAGCTTTTGCTTTGAACGTAGGTACTACTGATGTTATCGCTAAAGGCGAAGAAGTTATCGCCCACATTCAAGACAACATTCTGTCAGGTGAATCTGTAAGTTCTGTTACTGCATTGTGTTCCGAGCAATTCTTCTCCGCTCTGATTGCACAAGCTGGTGTTAAAGAAGCCTATAAGTACTACACCTCAACTCAAGAGCCTCTCCGTGCTCGTTTGGGTTCTGGTCTGTACCGCAGGTTTGTACACGGTGGTATCGAGTACATCGAATACCGTGGTTCTTACAATGGTCAACGTCTAATTCCTGCTGGTGAAGCTTACTTCATGCCAATGGGTACAAGCGATATGTTTATCTCTTACTTCTCACCTGCTAACAAGTTTAGCCACGTGAACACCTTGGGTGAACAGGCTTACGCTTTCACCTACCGTGATCCTAAAGATGAGCAGATTGAGATTCAAACTGAACACAACGCAATCCACTTGATTCGTCGCCCACAAGCGATTGTCCGTGCGACTGCTGCTTAATTTATAAGCTATTCGGGAACCTTCGGGTTCCCTTATATTTAAGTACACTACACCTAAGATGCATTCGTGCGGGTAACAGTAAGATAGTGTATTTAAATATAAGTCGAATAATTTAATAAGGAATAATAATGGCATTTACACCTATAGATCAAGTTCGCCTCGAAATTGGGGATAATGACCCAGTAATGCCTAATTTAACTGACGAAGAAATTCAGTATTTCTTAGATAAGAATGAAGGATCTGTTCGTAAAGCCTCATTAGATGCTGCTAAAACAATCCTGTTTAAAATTGCTTCTTTTGCTAACGAAGTAGTAGATGTACTAGAGTACAGAGGTTCAGATTACTTTAGGCAATACAAAGAAGCTCTTATGCTATACATTAAAAACCCAGAGTACGGGGCTGTATCAAAAGCAATGGGATATTTCGGTGGTATTTCTATATCCGATATTCATGCAAATATTTCAAACCCAGATAACAATTACGTTAGTGCAGAGAAATCTATACCTGTTGGTTTTGATGCAATAAATTTAAACAATACCTCCCCTTTCACAGAAGACAACATATCAAGGTCTAACAGTCCTTTTAACATTTAAGGGGTAATCATGCCAAGACCCATAATACTAACATCAAAAAGGCTGATTCAGAGAAACGGTAAAGATGTTAACTACACCAAAGAAACAATCGGTGAATATGATCCAGAATTGTCAACTGTTGTAGGTTCAACCTCTGTTAACACTACAGTAAGGGTTTATAAGACAGATGTCACATACAAAGAATCTCAATCTCCAAATTTAATTGGTAAGGAATCTTGTGTGTTTTTGCTGGCAGGTTACGGTCTAACATTCACCCCTGAAATATCTGACAAAATATCTGATGGTACTGTTTACGAAGTGTTGATGCTTTCTAAAGTAGAAGTTAATGATACCGTTGCTTTGTGGAGATTAGTTTGTGTGAGGTCATAAATGATTAAAATTGACTTTAAGAAACTAAATTCAGATTTAATAAAGTATCGTAAAAAACTTAATGAAGCAGTTAGAGAAGTAATAGCAGACTATACATACGATTTTGTATATACACTCGCTAACGCTACCCCAGTTGGTAACACTGCACCCTACCCTGAAGGTTGGTTACATTTGTACCAAATAAGGAATAAATATCAGGGTTTAAAAATACAAGAAGGTTACGCAATGGGTAACTGGAGAATAACATTCAGGCCCAGTGAAACTGCAGTATCAAGGTATGAAACTAACCCTTCTCTTATAGCAACTACAGCATTTGAACGCATAGCTGATGAATACACCTTCGGTCAACCGATATATATCGTCAACAATGCACCGTACATTAAAAAACTAGATGACGGTCAATCTTCTCAAGCAGAGGCTGGATATATTGACGCTATTGTTCAACAGTATAGAAACTTTGGTAAATATTCTTCAAGGTTCAATGCCCTGATGGCAGGAGTTTAAATGGAATTATTAAATATCCGTAAGGCGTTTGAGAAATCGTTAAAAGAACTAAACTCAGATATTGATACAGCGTATGAGAATGTAAAGTACGAACCAAGATCTAACGTACCTTACCAGAGGTTGCAACTTGCTCCGAATCAAGTACAAAATCCAACAATCGGAGACAATTACTACAGAGAAGAGGGTGAGTTTCAAGTTTTTCTATGTTATCCAACACACATAGGCACATCTGATGTACTAACAAAAGCCCATTTAATAAGGGATTCGTACTACAGAGGTTTAACGTTGGTAGAGGGTGGCACTGAGATAATAATTTCAGAAACACCTAGAATTGACGGAGCTATTATAACTAATGAACGTTATATTGTTCCAGTAATTATCAAATACTTTGCCAGTGTGCTGAAAGCATGAAGGTAAGTTTAACTTAAATTTGCAAATTTAATAAGGAAATAAAAGATGGCAAATATTGCTGAAGGTATCCGCAAGGCGATATACTACAAAAAGGAACTTGCTTTTGGTGAACTACCAACAGCGACTGGTGCAAAAACACTGCGCCGTGTAACAGGTAATTTTAACCTCTCTAAAGAAACATATCAATCTGAAGAAATTCGTACCGATTACCAAATGGCTGATTTCCGTCACGGGGTTCGTTCAGTTGAAGGTTCTTTGAATGGTGAGCTTTCTCCTAAGTCTTACTCTGATTTTTTTGCTGCTGCTTTAGGTCGTAATTTTACAGCAGGTGTTTCTGTTACTGGTATTACAATCGATATCTCCGAATCTGGTGCTAATTATGTAATTACTCGTTCGACAGGTTCGTTTTTAACTGACGGTATTAAAGTCGGTGACGTTGTTCGTTTGACTGGTTCTAACTTAGATTCAGCTAACGTAAATAAAAATCTTTTGGTTATTGCTGTAACAGCTTTGGATTTGACAGTGATTGTAATGAACAAATCACTATTGGTTGAACAAATCGATGTATTGCTAAGTAATGTGACTGTGTTTGGTGCTAAAACTTTTGCTCCTTTGACTGGTCATACTTCTGACTCTTTTACTTTTGAAGAGTGGTATAACGATATCACCCAATCTGAGGTATTTACTGGTAATAAAGTAAACACCATTGGGATTTCACTACCTGCAACTGGTCTGACTACTGTTGATTTTGGTTTCATGGGTCAAGATTTGAAACAATCAGGTACAACTCAGTATTTCACATCTCCAACACCCCAAGGTAACGATGGTATTTTTGCCGCTGTTAATGGTGCTTTGTTGGTTGGTGGTTCTGTTGTAGGTTTGGTTACTGGTCTTACTATTAATGTGAACCGTAACCTCTCTATGGAACCCGTAGTTGGTTCTAACTTCCACCCAGAGATTTTCGATGGTCGTATCTTGGTTGATGGTGAATTTACAGCTTTCTTCACTGGCGGTAGTTTCCGCGATTTGTTTAACAATGAAACAGAAACTTCTCTGGTAGTTGCTTTGACAACTTCTAACCTGAAAGATGCTGACTTTATGAGCATTACTTTGCCACGTATCAAAGTAAACTCCGATACCAAAGATGACGGTGAAAAAGGTATTGTATCTACACACAGTTTCCAAGCTCTGTTGAATTTCAACGGTGGTGCTGGTACTGCAAGTGAAGCAACTACAATCTCTATTCAAGACTCTGCTGTAACTGTATAATAATACACCCTGAATAAACCCCGCTGGTTAACTCCGGTGGGGTTTTTTGTTATGTACCTATTGACTTCGTGATTAACGCATGATATAATAAACAATAAGCTGAAAAATTAAACAGCTAATACCCCTGAAAACCATCAAATGTTTTTGGGGGTTTTTGTTTTAAAATTAATTAACTAGGAGGATAATAACATGGGTTTTAACCTAACAAAGAATAACTTGGCTGAAAAGAGTGAAGTAGGGCATAAGTTTGAATTGCTGATTCCTGAAATCAACGAAAAGACTGGTGCTTTTGTAACAGTACGTGGTGTCCAATCCGCTAAAGTAAAAGCTTACTCACGCCGTAAATTTGCTGAAATGCAGCAAGAACAACAGATGGCAAAACGCAAGGGTAAAGAACCTCGTGAAATGACTTTGGACGAAGCTGAAGATATGGCTATCGAAGCTGCTATCGTTCGTATCATTGATTGGGAAGGTATTACTGAAGACGGTAAAGATGGTAAGGAAGTTAAAGTAGTGTTCAACGAAGAAAATGCTCGACGTATTTTGCGTGAACACTCATGGATTCGTGAGCAAATCCTGAACGAAAGTGATCTGCTTACAAATTTTATCTAAGCGAGATTGAAGAGGCTTTAGAGTACTGTGAAAATGAATTCAAACTTTCTGAACTTCAAAAAGACGGAAGTACTCTAAGGCAACACCTAGAGTCTGTACATAAAATGACAGGTGTTATGCCTAAAGACCTTAACTCAGGTAGTATGCCTGAGTGCTTTAATCAGGTATGGCACTGGTTTCTTCAATTAAACTCGCAACGTACTTCAAACGGGTTCGGTTTGAATCCAATAACAAATCAAGATATGTGGTTCTTCTTTCAGTTAGAGGGGATCGAGCCTGAATCTTGGGAATTAGATTTAATAAGAAGATTCGACTCCGTAGTTATGAATCTTTATGCTAAGAAACAAAAAACAACATAATATAAGGTTTTAGGTGGCACATGGCTAGTTTACCAATTTCAGTAGAAACAAATCAGTTGGCTGGTCTAGAAAAAGCTTTGAATGGGATTGTAAAAGTTGTTGGTAAACTTGCCGATGCATCCCCCGGTATAACTAAAGCTTTGGACAGAATAAATAACAGCTCTAAAAATCTAGCTAAAACTCAGTCCGACACTGGCGTTCAGGTAGATAAGGTAACAAGAATTCTAGAACGTCAGAAAGGTATTCTGGCTGAAATGTCCCGTGATTATACACGTGGTGAAGCAAGTACTCTTGAGTACGCTAAAGCTGCAGGTGCAACTAAAACACAACTAAAAGAATTAGAAGCTACTTTAAAAAGCATTCGAACTGTTATGGGAACAGACCCCTTTGACAATTCGATTGGTGCAATCCGTAAGTATCAAACAGAAAATAAAGTACTTGCTGAAACATTTAAAAATCTGAAAAAAGGTATTGAGTTATCTAACTCAGAGATCAGAGATCTTATACGTGTTAAAGAGCAAGCCGCAGAGGCTGCTAGGCGTGAGGGTGTAGCTGAGAAAATGACTTTAAGCTCTATCCGAGGTTTAGTAAAACTTCGGGTTAAAGAAGCTACGGATGCATATAAAGAAGAAATTGCTCTGAATCGTCAGTTAGTTAAGCAAATCAAAGATTACCAAGATAATTTAAAACGCGCTGCTGCTGTTCAAAAAGGTTTTAATAATGTAGCTAAATCAATTGTTGCACAAGGATTGGATAAATCTTTTGCTACCCTTTCTAACATATCTAAAGGACTTAGTACAGCTTTTGAAAATCTAGACAGAGCAGGTAAGAAGGTTGATAACACATTAGCCAGAATTGAAGCACAAGCACGTGGAATGCGTGAAGGTTTAACTAAAGAAGCCTCCGCTGGTTTATTCGCCTTTGAACAAGCTGCACGAGCTACAGGTAAGTCTGAACAAGAAGTTCAAATTCTAATTGCACGATACAAAGCTTTGCAGGTAGAAATGACAGAGATATCTGCTAAGAATAGAAGGCTCGGTAGCTCTTTCTTAGGTCTTCAAGGTATTATTCGTGCAGCGTTTCCTGCTGCTGGTGCTATTGGTTTTGGTGTAGCTTTGGTATCTACTGCTGCCTCCGTGGTACAAACATCTGATGCTTTGACTTTGTTGTCGAACAGGTTATCTGTTGCTACAGGTGGCGCTGCAGATTTTAATACCGAATTTGAAAACATTTTAAGAATTGCAAACGAATCTCGTACAAGTGTACAAGACGTTGGAACTTTATACGCACGGTTAATACCTGTTGTAGATAAGCTTGGTGGTAGTACTGCCGAAGCTGCTGCGATTACTGAGTCATTCTCTAAGCTGCTACTGCTTGGTGGATCTAACACTCGTGAAGCTTCTGCCGCTATTGTACAGTTCTCACAGGCGTTGGGTAAAGGTAAACTAGACGGTGATGAATTCCGTTCAATTGCTGAAGCAACTCCAGAGGTTCTGCGTCTGCTTGAAGATTCATTAGGTAAGACACGTGGTGAACTAATGAAAATGTCTGAAGAAGGTCAATTGACCGCAGATGTTTTAGGTAATACACTAATTAATGCTTTGGATAGTTTAGATGCTAGGCTTGTTGGCATACCTTTAACTGTAGGGCAAGCTTATCAAGTGTTAAAAAACAATCTTACAGACTCTGTACGTTTGTTTGAAGAATCTACTAATACAGTTGGTTCGTTATCATCGGCTATACAGTCTTTGGCTACTTTTGTTTATGATGTTAATCGTGCATTTAAGGATGGTGAATATAACGAAGTATTGAATGTACTTGGTGATCTCACAGTCTGGTTCGGAAGTGTAGCGCTGTCTGTCGGTATTGCTAGAACTGCTACAGCAGGTTTAGAAGCTGCATACAAATTGTACACTAAGTCTGCTGGTGCTGCTGTTTTTATAACACAAGCTTTGAACACTGTTTTAGGAATGAATCCTGCAATCAGGGCTGTAACTATCATTGCGTCTCTTGCAGGTGCAATATTCTTACTTAAAGATCGTACATTTGAACTTAATGGTTCGTTAGTAGACCTACAAAGCTTGTTTACTGCTGTATTTGAAGGTTTTGGTTCTTTATTTGCTGGTATTGGTGAAATAGTTACCCCTGCTATCGAAGGTATTAAATCATATTACGATTTTGTTATTTTTGGTGCTACTGAAGTTTTTGATTTTATTAAAAACTGGAATAACGGACTTATTGGTATTTTCGTTGGTATCGGTGAAGTTGGTTCTTTAATCTGGAATGGTTTTAAAGACGCTGCAAAATCTGCATTCGATGATGTAGGTTCTTTAATATCTGCATTCTTTACAGATCTAATGTCAGGTGATTTTAATTTTACAACATTTAACCAACAACTTAGTAATTCATTTACCAAAAGTTTTGGTTTGGCACAACAGGCTGTAACTACTTTTTCAAATGCATACAAAAAAGATTACATTGGTGCTTTGACTGAAGATATTAAACTCAGAGCAGAAGGTATAGTAATAAGAGCAGAAGAGATTAAA